TTGCGCGTCAACGATTAGCTTGATGTATTTCTTGCTGATTTCGTCTAATTGCCTGGACAGGTCGTCCATGCCGAGAGTGCTCGCGTCCATTTTGATGGCGGCCCACTTCTCTTGAGCTGTGATGATATTGTCTATGTCCTTCACCCATGCCTTTGAGAGCGCTTGATTTTCTTCGGTCCGGCGCTTCATCTCACTCAATTCGGCATTGAGGCCGAGGATGCTGGTCTTTAATTGATCAAAGCGATTTTGCGCATCCGGCGGGATTTTCAGATTGTCGGCCAATAATCTGGCCTTTAGCGCAGCAAATTCGAAATCGAGACCAAGCGCCTTGGCCGCTTGGTCGCCCTCCACCATCTCGGTGATATTGACTCGCAGAGCATCGGCCTGCTTTTGCAGCCCGGCGATAAAGGTATCGACCTGATCGGTTAGTTTTTTTATACCCGCCGTATCGACTGGCGGTTTAAAGGGTTCCGCAGATTTAGCCCTGGCGGCGATCCCCTCGGCGCCGCCGAGTATAGCGCCGACCGCGGCGCTCTTATTGAACATCTGGCTAAATAGAAAATTGATATTGCTCAAATCTCTGATGAGAGTCGCCAGGCCCTCCGCGGCAAGTAACTTGATCCGATTATTAAGACGGGTCAGCGAATCGCCGAACTCATCGAGTCGGTTGATATCCTCGTCGCTTAATCCGCCTTTTCTAAGTTCCGCCAATCGGCCCGCCATCTCATTGATAGCCGGCCCGAGCTCGCGGAAATTCTTGCTGAGCAATTGCGCGCCTAGCGCAGCTCGATTGATGGGGTTCTCTACCTTGCCGAGAGCATCGGTGACCAGTTGTAAAAACGTCTCGGTATCGGCTTTTCGCAATTCGTCGAGATTTAAGCCTAGCGCTTTTACCGCCGCCGCCGCAGGATCGCTTTCGTTCTTGATTCCGCCGAGATTTTTTTGCAGCGTGAAGATGCCTTTGGCAAAGGCCTCAAGCGAAGTCCCGTTTTCTTCCAGCGTAGATTTGAGGCCGCTAAGCGTCTGACCGGAAATGCCGGTCTGTTGGGATAAATCCTTGAGGTGACCGCCGAGGTCAATTAGCTGTTTGCCGTAGGCGATGATAGCGCCGGCGCTAAAGGCCGCGCCTAGCACATTGGTGAAACTCTTGGCGAAATTTTCGACGTTGGAGAAGCCGGATTTAAAAACACCCTCCATCTCCTTGACATCGACGCGCAGCTTGCCGAGATCGGCGCGCATTTCGACTAGGAGCTGTCCAACGGTTCCCTTAGTTGCCATCGCTCGCTCCTGCTACCCTGCCAAAAAATCTATCAAGGAAATGCTCCGACTCTTCTTCTGAAAGGTATTTATTGCCGGGAGGAAACGGCAGCAGATCGACGAACTCCAGCGCCTGGCCGCTGCCGCGAAACATATTGGCGACCGTCGCCGTCAAAAGCGCGACGGGGCGCGCCCGGCGGTTCTCTCTCTCAATCCATTGCTCGGAAAGTAAACGCAGCTCGAAGGGCGTGAGCGACCAGAATTCTTCTGAGGAAAGCCCTAAGTCTATTCGGGCGAAACTCCAGAGGTCTGCGTCCCATTGAGTTTCGTCAAAAGATTTTTTTTTTCCTCAATGGCTGCTTCCTCTGTCTTGGGATCGATTTTTAAATAAGTCTCGGTGATCACGCGGCAGGTAAGCTGGATCACGTCGCGCAGATCGAACGGCATCAAGCCGACCGCGGCGAGCGGCAAATCGGGGTCTTCGTGCAGCATAGAGGCCCAGAGAATCGCCTCGCAGAAGTCCATCCCGACATCGCCCTGCTCGACCTGCGGCAACTCCTCCATCATTATGCGAAAAATGGCCTTGCGCGGTTGAAGACCGCGCGATTTGTTGATCTCGCGCTCGGCCGCCTTGAGCCCGCCAACCGTCAGCAACAAGCGGCGCGGCTTGTCGAGCTCGATCTCTATCGGTTGAACGCCGGCACGCATAATTAATAATTGAGAATTGATAATTGAGAATTGTTCGGATCATTATCCATTATCAATTTTCCATTCTCCATTGTTAGGGCAGCCCTGCCGTTCCTGTGGTTACCCGCGTGGGTGCGCCGCTGATCCGGACCGTGGCGCCCATGCGAATTGCCTTGGTGAAATCGAGATTAGGGCTTGGCGAGGTCAAAAAGCCGGGAAAGCCCCAGCCGTGCAGGCCGCCGGGAAGGATGATGCCCCACAATCGGACAGGCAGCGGCTCGGCGACCGCGTCATCGTAAAGGACGATATGAATCGGAATATTGATGATGTCCCATAGCACCTCGAGCGGCAGCTCGCCGCCATCGCGGAGCGTCGCCGCATATTCTTTATAACCGCCGGGGCTTGAATGGTTGGTGATCTCGTCGAAGTCCTGGCGGATCTGCGGTCCGGTTAAAACGGTGCATTGCGGGATTTCTTCATACGCCAAAGTCGATGGATTTTTCCGGTAAAGCTTGCTGCCCTTGGCCAGCATGTAGGTTGACATGATTTAAACTCCTTCAAAGCTGACTCGGCGCGCGATTGACGGCGACTTTGACAGATAGATCACTCATCACGATGGTGACTTTGCCGTTGGCGTCGGTGAAGCCTGTCCCATTGATCAGGATCGTCGCCTGGTCGCCCGCCGCCAGTGAATAAGGCCCGACATCGCCGACGCGGTTGAGCGAGTCGGCGACGCTTTTAAGTGTCCAGGTAAAGGGGCTCGCGGCGTGGGTGTTGCGGATCGTAACGATCTCGCGGCCGGTATATACGAATGAAACGCCGTCTGTCGTAACCGTTGGCGCGACGAATATATCGTCGAGAGAGTCGGCGGTCGGCGCCAGTGCCATGACCTTTTGGAGATTGCGGATCTCCGTCGCTTCGTTAAATGCTCGAACAGCCATGATTTAATTCCCCCATAAGAACCGATAATCACCAAGGATCTGATGATTGGATTGGCTCTCGACATCAGCGGCGACGTAAATCGGTAGCTCGTCTTCCATAAAAACGCCGCCGATCGTGATGCCGCTTTGCACATCCTGGTGATCTTCCCACGGTTTTAAAGCGCCGCGGACGGCGTCCGCCGTTTGCCGCGCGACCGAATAGGTCGGCGCCACCGCCGAGATTTGAAAGCGCGACTCTTCCGCCCCGCAGGCGCCATCATGTGAGTATTCCGGCAGGCGCGACGTCTGCTGATAGATAACCACCGGCAGGACGGCGTTCTGTGGATAGGTGCTAGGATAAATGCGCGTGCCGACAAGCGCTGAGAGCGGCGGGTAACCACGCAATTGATTGACGATCACTTCTTCCAACGTCACGCGACTTCCTTCTCTAGATTCTCGCGAATGATCGCTTCAAATGCCGCCAGGCCGGGGCCTTTTTGCGATTCGAACGCCGGCGTCATCGACGGCCGGGCGCCGAAATGCCTGATAACCGGCCCGCCCCGTTGCGAACGGTAAGGCGGCCCGAGCAACTTAAAGCCGAACTCCCACCAGTAGGCGACATTAGCGTGCGTCACCGACCGCCCATTTTCGTCGGTATCGAATATTTCCGTGGACGGACCGATCTTCACAGTGCCGCTAGAACCGCGCATTTTGACCGAGGTGACGACTTTAAGCCGCGGTGATATCAATGTCCTCGACAGTCGCTCGCCGTGCGCCCTGACGGGTTCTGCGAAGGCTAACAGTGCTTTTCTAAGGATCGACTGCTCGAGGCGGCGAATCCGCCCTTCGAGTTTTCGGTTCAAGTCCTGCAGGCCTTTTAGTTCGAGCTGCATCCCTATCCGACTTCCTTACAAAGAATCTCTAAAGTCGTGCGCCGACGATCCGGCACTACCGCCTCGATATCCAAGACCTCATCTCGAAAAAGCAGGCGCATTGCGGCTTGGATCCCTTCGCAATAACGAGTCATGACGCGGGTCGTGATATCCGCGCCCACCGACTTGGCCAGAAACTGCTCGCGGCCCGAGAGCTTCATCACGTCGGCACGGAGCTTCTGAAAGTCGGTCCAGACATCGATCGGCTGGCCGAAATCGTCCTGCTCCTGGGTGCGTGCCTGAATCGTCACCACTTCCCGATTGCGCCCGGCGTTCATAGCGAAAAAAGCCTCTCGGAGGAAATAAGATTGTCGACAAAATCGAGCCCCTGGATCTTCGCCTCGGTATAGGATTCCCTGTTCTCGTAAAAATCGGCGGTCTTGATTAGCAAATAGTTAATGAGATTGGGCGCCACGTCCTGGCGCTTGTCGCCGTATCCCGCCACGAATTCCACGGCCACGGCAGCCGGGCGAGGCTCTACGTAAGGCCATGAGGCGTTTTGGAGCTTTACGATGCGCGGCGGGCGTGAATTCAAATCGACCATGTAAAGATTGTTCGCAATCGTCTGCGTTAACCCGTCGGCGTCGGTGTATTTAACGCTGGTCACCGATTGGAGCGGCCTTTTGAAAATCTCAATCGAATCGGCCGGCAGCCAGTCCAGATACATCGTCCAGGTCTGTGTAATGATGGCGATATCGTAGATGCGCTCGATCATCTGCCGCACTGCTAAAATCTGTCTCTGGATCAATAAATCGTCTTCGTTGAGATCGATGCGCGAGTGGGCTTTGACCTCATCGATGCCGATCGGCTCGATGGCCGGCGGTGTTTTGAGGACGAATGACGGGATCGGCCTGCGGCTAAGATCGTACATTTTTCCGACGGCGTTTTATGACTGCCGTTTCGTGCTCGATATTATCTTCCGGCGTTTCAAT